CTGGTAAACAATTAGCACCATATGTTAAAGAGATTAAAGAGCAAGAAGAATATGGTCCACAATACTATTCACAACGCGGAGAAGATCGTCCACCTCGTCTTGATAATGACTTGTGTGAATATCTTCTCCCTGATAATAGTGAGGAGTTTGCATATGTCTTCCGTAATGATCAATGGGTGTGTTATAATATGCACTCCTTTGATAATACGAAACTACCAGAAGTTGTCCCCATTCCTAAAGGAGCACTTGCAGCATGAGTAATCATGATGAAGAAATAAAAGAATCTCAGGTTGAACGCCTAATTGATGATTTCATTGCTGAATGTGAAATTGAGGCAGCAAAGTTAGAGGTCACTGTTGACTACTACATTGCCGAGTTTGTTTAATTGTGCTAAACTATGAAAGTAACTTATCGAGGCCAATGAATCAAAAGTTTCTCTACATTGTTGATCACTTTATTCCATTTCCTCAGTCTGAATATGGTGGACTCTGGAATGTTGTCGCAGAACACGATGATGAGTGTTTTGATCTGATTATAAATGGTGATGATGGATTGAATCAACAGTATTACAATCGTCTTCGCGAAAATATCAGTAAAGCACCAACTTTTGCTCTGACAAATGATCATGAATCTTATGTTGTTGAAGAGTTTACAACGTGATTGAATTCCCCCCAGATTTCGTTCATGAACCACCAGAAGGTTACTCCTATGAAGTTACGGAGCATCGAAAAAATATGCTTGCTATTTGGATTCTCAACCATGGCATGTTCTCTTATACTGACACACCACCTCGGTCAATCTGGGGTTTCTACAGTAGAACAAAGAGATGCTATCATGCGCCTATTAACGCCACCAAGCACGGAGATAAGGTAGACATTTCTAATACTCGACCTTATACTGCAATGCAGCTCAAACTCACACCATTGGAGGCAGCATTTGCATGAAATATATTCCTCAAGTTGATGATTACGTTCGGTGGAAATCTGACTACGTAAATATTGAGGGTTGGGTGTATTTTTATGATGAAGAGTATATTACAATTGAAACTGGTATCAAACCAAAACCTAATTGTCAATATGCAAAGAATGACAGACACAAATATATTCACACACTCTTACTTTGCCATCCGTGGTTTTGGCATGAGTTAGAATATGTTTACACAAGAAAAAACAAACATGGGGAAACTTTGGAGGATATGGTAATATTTCTTAGGAATATAAATTAACCATAGTATAAACTTGAATACATATTGATTACATTACAATACCAACATATTGTAATGTAATCGATAACATCAAAGGAAAAAACTTTATGAAAAAGCGAATTGATTTATTTCCAGTTTCATATTACAAAGGAGCTGTGCAAAATAATGAACAATTGAAAGAAATTATTTTACCTATTGTTGAAAAAACTATATCCGAATGTGAAGTTCCTGAAGGTTGGTTGACAACTAATATCAAAACTTCATTTGAAAATGAAAAGATCAGTAATGAACTGGCAAAATCTCAAGAACTCAAATGTCAATATTTTAATGTAATTAAAGGATTTTTTGACGACAAATTTAGACTTGAAATTGATGATATTTGGTATAATAGTTACATAAATGGTGAGTATCAAGAAGCACATAATCACTGTGGAGATGCACTAGCAGCTACACACTTTGCATGTGTTCATTTTCTTTCATATGATCCTGAGATTCACTCTCCTCTGACATTCATTGATCCGATTCATATTTTAAGAAATCTTTCAATAAATCTGAAGTCGGAAAACTATGAGGATAGACATATGCCATCTGTTAAGGAGGGTAGTCTTATTATGTTCCCGTCTTACTTGATGCATGAGGTAAAATCTTTTCCACCAACTCCAGATAAACCTAGAATCACACTTGCTTTCAATATCACAATCACAGAATATGCGGGGTTAGACGACGATGACGACGACGATGAAAATTAAAGTTTTTAATAACTTTCTCTCAAATAAGGAGCAAGATACTGTTCTTGATTATTGCGAAAACACCGCACGTTATGTTTACGGTGAATCTGATGATGGAACAACACCTCCATGTGGTGTAACACATGATATTCCAAAAGATACTTTTATCTATAAATTGTTAGAGGAAAAAACAAAACCATTAGCTCCTGATGGAGTTCTTCTATACAGAATGTACGTCAATTGTTTTGCACCTAGAGAGATTCCTTATTTTCATACAGATGGTGATGATGGCATAACATTTTTATATTATCCTCAATTTGATTGGAAACCAAATGATGGTGGAGAAACACAATTATATGTCAATGGGAACATTCAAGGTGTTGTCCCTATTCCAAATAGAATGGTAGCTTTTGATGCTACTATTTTGCATAGGGCAACTTCATTTAGAGACAAGTGGAGATTTACTATTGCTATAAAATATGAAGATGGTTAAAATATGGCAGATATGGAAGTATTCGTTAGGGAGTTTTAGTGATGATAAAACAAAACCTTATGATAATTATGTTGCTATCATTCGCAGCATCATATTTGTCAGTCTGCTCACTACTAATTTTTTTATTGTTTCAGGAGTAATTCGTCATTGGAATGATGTACCAAGTGAACTATCTAAAACCCAAGAAAAAGGGTTATGCACAGCACACAGCAACTTTTATAAAAGTTGATGATGCAATTTTTTGGGAAACTGTTAAGAAACAAGAGGGTTGTAAAGACTTTCAAATTTTAATTAAGTAAAGCCGGCCTTTCAAATTGTTCTACTAATGTAATGACAAATTCAATGGATTATTACCTAACCAAACAACAAGTTGAAGAACTGACTAATTTTGATCATAAATGTGAAGATCTTGAAGATCTCATTGAAGATGATCAAAAATTCAACCTGAACGAGTACCTCAAGTCTAACATTGATTATTAATATGAAACCATCTGAAATCCTGTATCAACTTCGAGATCTTCGTGATTCTTGGCGAAGGCAATCGTTTACATACACTAATGATCAACAAAAGCGATTTGATGAACTCAAAAAACTAAGGCATGATCGTATTAAGGAGATGTATGAGAATGGTGAGGTTTATAAATTCGGAGCATCTAAATAAAAGGAGGTAAGTTCTTTTCTCAGATGAAAACTTTTCATGAGTTTATTACTGAAGTATATGATAAAGAAGTCCAAGGACGTTCTCAAATTAGGAGAAGTGGCGAAGGTGGAAGGATCGGTACTGAACGTAAAAAAACAGCACCTGAAAAGAGACGGATGAAAGCTGTTGGCGGGGGGAAGATGGTCCCCGTTAAGGATTACAAACCAAGAAAAGATATTGGTAAACAGCGTCAAAGATCTGAAAGAGAACAACAACCAACCCAAGATAGAGGTTCTGCTAGAGAGAAGCAATTAGCAGCAGCAAAAGCTGAAAGAAAAAGAGCAGCACAAGCAAGATCAGCAGCAAGAAAGTCTAGTGGTTCATCATCAACAACTAAGACAACATCTAAAGATGTTGAAAAACAGGCAAATAAGTTGCTCTCTAAAAAGTCATCAAAGAAAGTAAGTCCTGATTACAAAGCACAATCTGCATCAGGTAAAAGTAGAGAAGAAAGAAGACAAATTCGTAGACAGGGTGAGAAACTACGTCGTCACTTAGTAAAAGGAATTGACAAACCTGCAAAGGAATATGAACTCAGATAGAGGCCGGCCCTCTAAAACGTTCATATAGTGTAAGCACCACCAGCACCCTTAAGGATCGCCTGTAAGGGTGCTATTATATTATTCAGGTACGAACCACTGACCGCAACTATTTCCCTTCGTCCTCATCAAAAGCGCATCTTAGATCGCATGAATGGTTATGCCAAAGGACAGGTGATTGTCCCTACTGCTGGTGGTAAAACATTGACGATGATTGTTGATATTCAGCGTCGTCATGATGTTGTCAACAATGGCACCACCACAGTTGTTGTAGCCCCACGTATTCTATTAGCAGAGCAACTATGTAGTGAATTTATGGAGGTGATTGATCCTCATAATAGTGATCCATATTTGCATATTATGCACGTTCATAGTGGTGAAACACACTATACTAGCACTACAAATGCTGAGAAAATCAACGTGTATGCTAATTGTGCTCGCAATATGGGAGAGAATTGTATCATCTTCACAACATATCATTCCTTGCATCGTATTATGGAAGCAGATATTGAGGTGAATACAATATACTTTGATGAAGCACATAATAGTGTGCAGAGAAACTTCTTTCCTGCTACTGAGTATTTCAGTAATGAGGCAGATAGGTGTTATTTCTTTACTGCAACACCAAAACATTCCCTTACAATTAAT